GATGTCTGACCAACTAAGAGCCTGCCCGAGCTGTCGACTCGTAGCGCCTCGCTGCCTTCTGTCGTGACAACAAAACGACCATCCGTACCAGTGTCAATTACTTCCGCACTGGTATTGCCTTCAGAAATGCTGTCTGGACTGCCTGCGGCTGGAGTGGTCCAAGTTGGAACAGCGCCGGAACCTCCGCTAGTAAGCACCTGACCACTCGTGCCGTAGTTTGCACCAGCAAGCCCAATCTGACCACTGGCCCCGATACGAATACGCTCGGAAGTATTAGTGGCAAAAGCTAAGGTATTCGCCGCAGGTAAATAGACCCCATTTGTAGGTACTGAACTACCCGTAGGGATGAAACTTGCAGCATTTGCATTGCTAGTAACAACCAAAGTGCTGTCAAGAGTTGCGGCACCTGTAACATCAAGCGTTCCAGGAATATCAATATTGCTGGTCCATTCGACACCCGTACCAGCAGCATCAGTCTGAAGCAGTTGACGTGCAGCGCCATCAACTAACTTGCTAACAGCAATTTCTGCATTAGCGTTAATATCCGCATCAACGATCGCTCCATCGGTGATCATCAGGCTTGTAACCGTTCCAGTATCCCCAGTCGTTACAACACTGCCGGTCACATTGGGGAACGTAATTGTTCGATCAGCCGTTGGATCGGTAACAGTCAGCGTCGTCTCAAAGGCGTTCGCTGTAGCGCCTTCAAGGATCAGCGTTCCACCAGTGCTAATCGTGACGTCACCTGTGAACGTTGGACTAGCTGCACCAATCTTTTCAGTGTCAAGCTCTTCAAGTGCAGTCTGAACGTTGTTGGCGCTTAAACCACCAGCAGGCGTAAACGAAACGTTGGAAGCCTGTTGAGCAACAACCGTGTCAGAAACGTCAATCTTGGTCCAAGCGCCACCATTCGACAAAAGGAAATCAGGCGGTGCAAGTGCAACGTTTGGAGCGTTGCCCGATGAAATCGTTCCAGGCTGTGAAACAACCAAGTAATAGTTTTTATTGGTCTCAGCTGCGGCTGGTAACGCTTGACCAACAACAAGGCCAACAGCTGTTCCTTCAGACGTAACAGAATCCACCAGGCCGGTGCCGCCACCAGCTGATGCGTCAAACGTTCCAGAAAGAACAATCTCGCCAACACTGATACCAATTGGCTGCCAAACGTTACCGTCCCAAAGGAACAGTTCACGGTTTAGTGAGTTGAAGTGATACTGACCAATGAACTCACCACCATTAGGAGTGGTGCTTGCAATCGTTGCAGTTGCTTTATCGCCAATCTTTGCGCCTGTGATTGCATTATCAGCAATCCGATCGGTGGCAAAAGTTCCGGTTGTAATCTTTGCTGTATCAAGGTCAGGGATGTCTGCTGCAATCAACGCAGAGCTTGACGAAATGTGCCCCTGAGCGTCAAACGTGACCTTGGTTGCAGTTGCTCCCGTTAACGCATTGGTGTGGTTCAACGCACCAGCTGCGCCCATTGTCAAACCTGTGCCAGGCTTGATTGCACCTACCGCACCAGAAGTAGCAGCAGGCAAGTCAGCAGCTGTAATGTCTCGGCCAGCTGTAATTAAACCCTTTGAATCAAATTGGACAGCCTGATAGGTGCTGCTGTTTGCCGTGACATCGTTATCGACCTCAATCGTGTCTCCGTCCATGCGAAGACCTTCGCCATTGACGATCACAGCGCCTTTTACGCTTGTGGTTGGCGTTGGAAGGTCAGTGCCGACAATAGCCCTATAGCCAACTACTCCAGTTCCACCAGTAGGGCCGCCTAAAAACTGAGCGGCAGCAGTCGTGTTATCGAAAGAAGGCGTGATCGTTACCGTGTCGCCAACAGTGGTAACGGTGATGTTGAGAATGCCAGTCGTGTTGCCATTAACAACGTTGACAGAGCCAGCGCCTTTAACGGATTGCCACGCTGAACCGTCCCAGATATAGATTTTGTTGTCGTCTGTATCTAATGCGATTTGACCGGTAAACGCACCAGCACCTGGCAACGTCGTAACTAGATCGACAGTTGATTCGTTCCCTAGCTTTGCTGCTGTAATCGCGTCATCAGCCACTTTTGCAGTGTTAATGCCACCATCTGCAATCGACGCTCCAGCAATATCCCCGGCGCCAAAAAGAATCTTTGCCCCAGGAATCGTGGCATCAGCAATCAACGTGGTGGCATTCCCCACCAAGTCTGTAACCGTGATTTTCTTGGTTTCACTGGCGCTGCTGTCAACAATTGCCAACTCATCAGCAGTGGCAAGATTGGCACCTGCCAAAGCTGCCAACTGGGAAATCTTTAGGTCAGCCATTGGCGGTCAATCCCCCTCGGGTTACTGGTCGGTCTCTAGCAACAGCTTAGCTGCAGCATCCTGATCCAAGAGTATGTCATCTGTATTCTCCTGAACGATCGCGCCTGGAACAAGAACATCCATCTTGATCTCAATAGGACCAGTCGTAATAAAATCAGCCGTTATTTCCACGACAGACGATGGTGTGAACTGCACAGCACAGGCCGTCAAAACACCAGTAAATTCGTACCAGATCTCATCGCCAGAACGAGCTGCAACGCCACTCGGGTTATAGGCGTTCGTTTTTAGGTAGAAACGACCCTTGAATTGACTGCCCACCCTGGTACGCAAAGAAAGCTCAAGCAAATAATGCGGCAACTCGTTTGCAGTGTCGCCTGTGTATTCCCAAAAGCCAGACATCCGACCAGAACCAGACATCAAACTATTCACCCGGCTCCTAAACTCATCAGAAAGCGTTGTTGTGTCTACAGTTTCTCTTTCCGTATTCAGCTCAAAGCCATTGCACTGAGCTAATAAACGGAAGGACGCGTTCTCAACAAAAACCTTAATCGGAATGTCATTGCCAGGAGTGGCAAGCGCAATCGCATTTGCCGGTCCACCATTAACAGCATTAGCAAAGGTGTCGTAAAGACGAATGCCGCCTAAATCGTCAACATAAATAAATTTTTTAACACCGGTTTCTGAATACCCAGAGATAAAATCAAGGGCGCTACCGTCAGTGCTTAGGATTTCAACTTGATCGCCAGTCAATAGCTGACCGTGCTCAAAATCAAAACTAAACCTTTTAGCTGAAGCGTTTACATCACTGGTGTTAATAACAGAGTTGAGCTCACTTCCGCCAAACTGACGCTCTAGCTCTACCTTCCCAAAGGTGCCAAGGTAAACAGTCATGAGATTGTTGCGGTTGACAGTGCGCCCGTACCAACAAAGGAAATACTGACGCTTACGATTTCGCCAGTGCTAGCCCCGATTGTTGCGCTTGTTATGTATGCAGTTAACTTGATATCATTGTTGTCCGCTCCATCAACCCAGCGAAATGTTAGCTCAACGGTATCGCTAGAACTGATCCCATCAGTACCTGTTTTTATTAACTTGTTCAGCAAGTTTGCGGTGTTAATTGCATTGCTGTCGTCTTTGTAATACAACAGGTTTGCACTGCCTGAATAGCCAAGAATGCCAGGGCTATAAGTGCGAATGTTCTCGCTTAAGGTTGTTGTTTCTAGCGTCTCTAAGTCAGATTGCAGCGAAAAACTTGAGACCTTAGCAAGGGTCACACCTGCCAGCTGCATTACGCCATCTCTGCCGGTGTAAACCTTTGCCATCAGAAGACACCAACTAGGGCCACTGTAACAGTGCTAACCCCAGGTCGCACACTGGAAACCTGTGGAGGAGCCTCGTATCGCCATTCGTTAGACCCTGAAGCATCTAGAGCGTCACTGTTACCGCTCCAGCCTGCCAATGCCTCAGATGGCAAATCAAAAACTGAAAACGTGCCCTTGGTCTCGTCAAAGTGATCAATAAACAGTTCCGTGTTTGCATCGCTCACGTTTGAGTAACTAAGACTCAACTTCATGTCGGTTCTTTGGCTGCCATACAAAATCCGAACCTCAGCGCCGGATTGAGACTTGAACGTCTTGACCGGGTAATTGCCCGTTTCAAATTGACGGCTTGTTGGGGTAAGAGAAGGAAATGCCATTGTTAGCCCTCAGTGGTAAACGCGCTGTCAGTCAATACATCTTGGGCTATCAAGCTGTTGAAAGTGCTAGTTGTCGGGAACTCAGTTGCCACAACGTCAACCATTCCATCCTCTGCCAGTGTCAGCTGTTCGACCATATACACATTAGACGAAACGGATGCCTCTGAAATCGTAAACAGAGAGTCATAAAGCGTAGGCTCAACTGCTTTGCCATCCGCGACCGTCATCGTGGCAGGAGTTACATCGTCATCGTCTGACCTAAAGAACACGATTGAATACGTTCCATCGGTGATCGCAGTGGCTGAAACGATTGTGCCGTCTGCGCTAATCGTTCCGTTTCTAGCTGACTGGTACGGGCTGGCTTCCGTGACGACACGGATAAAATCACCTGGAGCCAACGAGATCCCAAAGGGGCTGGTGCGGAACTTCACGGTATGCGTCACCCGGCGACGAAGACTTAAAAAGAACTTCGCTACCAAGAAGGCATGGTCACGACTTGTGCAGAACTGCGTTAGGTCAAACGGCTCAATTGGATGCTGATTACTTCCTGACTCCGCAAATCGAACGACAAGCGTTTTCTCTTCTGGTAATTGATTCTTTTGCTCTTGGCGATAACGCATCACAGCTTGGAAATCTTTGCGCTCTTCCGAGCTCAGGTATTCAACGCTGAACGAATCCTCAATAATGTTGCCAGAGGTAAATAACGCCTGGATCGCTACGGGTTGCTGAGTGATGTTGCCATTCAGATCCGTAGGCAGTGCAGGAACCAAGCTGAATTTTCCATCACTGATAACAAAATTGCAAAGGAAAAACGGCGCTGTGTCAGAAATAAACTGCCGGAGATTTGTCGGGGCGTCAATCGCTCCATCGAAGAACAGCTTATTAGCTTTTAAAAACTGTGAAGTAGCGGGAAAGTCTTCTGTTCTGATCAACTGGTCAGACACAACGCCTCCCGCGCCAGCAGTCTTGTCGGTTAGCAAGTAATACACAAGATCTGTGAATTTGTTGCTTGGGCCGACAGGAGATGGCGCGTCTGCTTGGAATTTCTTGACTGAAATACCATCAGCTAGCCAAACACGAAGCTGGTCAAGACTCGAAAAATTGCGAGAAGACTTTAGCACCAAGCCGCAAATTGTTAAGTTGCTATAGTTCGGCACGTTGTCATTTTCAACGCTTTCGTTAACGTAAGTAATTTCGTGCTCTGGTGATGAATCGTTTGACTTGCTCAAAAGATCGCCATAAAGACTAAGATCGTTGATTTGACTGTTCTCTTCAAACACTCGATCTCCTGAGAAACCAGGCGGGACCACTACTTTTGTAAGAGATAGAACTCTTAGCAACACGCCAACAGTAGACCCTGGCTCCCTAAACGGATTGTTTGAGCTAACCGAAACATTCTTTTCAATTAGTGCTGCGAAAGTCCAAGTCCCATAGCTACGATTAGGATCAACTTCATAAGTAACGTCCCAGGCTTTAGTTTGCCCTGGGAAAAATTCTAAATTGTAATCTGGTCTGGTCGTAATAACGCCTCTTGCTATTATAGTTGCCGTGGCTCCTGTATTACTTGTTGAAACAAACTCTGCCACTTCAGTGTGACCAACAGGATAAAGCTGTTGGTCACCTAAGATCTCATACTCTAACGCTGATGATCGACCTATAGGCTGAACATCACTTGTAGATTCAACACGTAACCGGACGCCACAAGTTGTTAGTCCATAGGGTGCTGCTCTTGGATTTCCCGCACTAACAGCAATTCCAAGATTAAAAATCTGGAGCGTATTAAACCCGCCACTGCTTTCAACAACATTAATACTAGTAAAATTCCAAGCCCTGTAACCAGGAAAATAAGGATGATTGACTGGGAAAGTAGCGTCTACAACTCCATTAAATTCAATTGTTATTACACGACCATCCCCAAGGTCTGCTGTACGCCTTGCCGAGCCAGTTTTACCCATATAACTAGCCTGACCGAACAGCTCAAACATAGTTGCAGCTTTTCTGCCAACCGTTACGCCAGTAGGAAGGTAGTCGTGTAAGCGAACCGTTTCGGCCCGCACGTTATTATCTTCTTCATCAGGAAGATACGTCTCTACCTCGACAGCATCGGGCACCAGATAATCAGTAATTCCATCACTAATAATCGGATTCGTTGCCATTTCTGGGTTGTAGGTTATAGCTCCAGCTGTAACAAATTCACCCGTAGTGCTGACCTCAAAAACGCCATACGCTGTTTCGTAATTTCCGCCCACAAGTTGATCTGTTTTTGCGTTCAAGCGTATGAATTGAGCATCGTCGGGAGTGTGACGCGCAACATCAGCTCCGCTCTTTGGCACAAATTTATATTCGTACTGTCTTTGCTGCGGATGTTTTAATCGAATGTAATTGTACTGATCTTGCGGAGTTTCTCCGGTGACACAAAACTGCTCAGTCAATGGCTGCCATTGAAATTCAGTTCCGTTTTCATCCGTTCCAGCAGGCCGCAAAAATATCGTCCAAACAGATGTTCGCTTGAGATAAAGAGACATTGTGCCAACTTCAAGTTTAATTCTGTCGCGTTCGGATTCAATTAACTCAGAAGGTGTTGGAATTGTTGCGAAATTTGCAAGGCCATTGGCGCGGTTCCATACTTGAGATCTGATGCCAATCTCTGTCACGTCACAAGCTCTTGTGTTTCTTACAACGGCAAAGCTAGCTTTTAGTAACGGGTAAAAGCCTGCGCCAGCAACCATATTTAAGGCATTTCTAGCGTTAGTCGATCCATTGTCATCGTTATAAACTCCTCTTTGGATCATGCGCTCGCTGATTAACCCAATAGAAGCGCCAACACCAGTGCCAAACGTCTCAACACAACGAAGATCTATTTCTTGACGGCTGCCTTCCGTCCAGATAGGCAAAGATCTTGATTGAACAACCCAGACAGTGCGCCCAATAACTATCGTTTCGCCTATTTGAAGCGCCTCGTCTGCGCTCCTCCGTGACGCTGTAATAGCTGAATTAATATCATCAACGCTAAGTACATATCCGCCAGAGTTATAAAGATTTGAGGGTATCTCCCCTGGCGCGATTGTGAAATTGGCTATATCTCCGACATTGGCAAATCGTACTTCCGTAGGCGTAGAGCCATTGTCAGAAACTGGGACACCGTTCAAATGGGTGATGCCCATGCGGCGACCATAATTACGGCCAATACCTTTTTGACCTTGGCGCCTGACCTTGCCTTTAGAAAGCCCGTAATCACCCGCAATTTTAATCCTTTCAAGCAGCTGTCGATTCTTAGGGTCATCTTCTTGATCTTCAAGGCTTGGGATTGAAATCACACGCCAGTTCACTCGATAGTTCGTAGCGTTTGGAATTGCTGAGTGAACGCCAAACTGAGTGTTAGACGATGGGCTATACGCTCCAGAAAAACCAGTGTCTGCTAACCCTCGAACTGTTGGGCAAAGAAAAATATCGTCATTGTTTTCTATGTCTCCCGAAGACAATGTTCCTCTTGAACCATAGGCAAGGTTTCTTGCTTTAATTCGTGAAAAGCTATTGCTATTCCTTTTCCAGTAAAAAGCAAATAAATGATCATACGAAGCGTCTAGCGAGCCATTGCCAAGGAAAATTCCGTTTAGTTCTGGCCTGTCAACTCCTTCCCCTAGACCTTGCTCCCCAAGCACAAACAACAACTTGACCGCTTGCTGTGACCCGAGAGAAAACGCACGAGACCACACCAAACTAGGTGAGGCAACGATCCCGCCAGTCGCTCCAGTGTATTGACCAAAAAGGATAGGGATTGGACTTGCATAATCTGCCAATTCGGCTTGTGTATCAAAGCC